GGATGTAGAAAAGGCATCTGAAAAAACTGCAGGTGGAGTTAAAAAAATAGGTGGAGCATTAAAAGCTGCAGGTATTGGTTTAGCTATTGCAGCATTTGCTAAGTTTACAGAAGTATTAAACGAAAATCAAAAAGTAACTGATTTTTTCTCTACTACATTTGAAACATTATCATTAGCATTTAATGACTTCTTTAATTTCATAGATACTAATGCAGGAGTAATTATTAATTATTTTAAAGGAATATTTCAAGACCCTATAGGAGCTATAAAAGATTTTGGTGTAGCTATAAAAAATAATTTAATAGAAAGATTTAATTCAGCATTAGATACATTAGGGTTTTTAGCAAGTGCAGTAAAAAAAGTATTTAGTGGAGACTTTGCAGGAGCATTAGATGATGCAAAAAATGCAGGTAAAGAATTGGTAGATGTAGTGACAGGAGTTGATGATTCTTTTGATAAAACTGTTGAAGTAACAAATAAAGTAGTACAAGCTACTAAAAACTATGTAACCGAAACTGTAAGAGCAGCTAAAGCAAATGTAGAATTAGATAAATCTGCAGAAATAGCTCGAGTTAGACAACAAGGTCTTATAGAATCTTATGATAGACAAGCTGAAAAGTTAAGACAAGTAAGAGATGATGAAGCTAAAACAATAGAAGAAAGAATAAAAGCAAATGAAGATTTAGGAAAAGTATTAGATGAACAAGAAGCTGCTATGTTAAAACAAGTTGAATTACAAATTGCAGCAGCACAAGCACAATATGATGTAAATAAAAATCAAGAGAATTATATTGCTTTATTAGAAGCACAAAACGAAAAAGAAGCAGTCCTTGCACAAATAGAAGGTTTTAGGTCAGAACAATTAACTAATATAAATTCATTAGAAAGAGAAAGACAAGACTTTATAAAAGATGCAGCAGATAAAGAAATAGAATTAGCAGAACAAGTTGCTGAAGCTAAAAATCAAGCTATAACAACAGGATTACAAGGAGCTATAGCTTTAGTTGGTCAAAATTCTAAATTTGGTAAAGGACTTGCAATAGCACAAGCTATTAGAGATACTTATGCAGGTGCTACAAAAGCCTTAGCTCAAGGAGGTATATTTGGAGGAATAGCTGCAGCAGGTATAATTGCAGCAGGTTTAGCAAATGTAAGAACTATAACTGCAACTTCTGACCCAACTCCTCCTTCATTTGCGACAGGTAGTATAGGAGGAGGAACTGGAGGAATACAAGCACCTTCAGCTCCACCTGCATTTAATGTAGTAGGAACATCAGGAGCTAATCAATTAGCAGGAGCGATAGCTTCACAACAACAACAACCAGTAAAAGCATTTGTAGTTAGTAATGATGTAACAACTGCTCAAGAGTTAGATAGAAACATTGTAAGTGGAGCAACTATAGGATAAAATACAAAATATTAATTTTTAAACGATATATAAATATGAAAATAGTAGAACTTATTTTAGATGAAAATGAGGAGCTAAATGGGATTGAAGCAATAAGCATTGTAGAGAATCCTGCAATAGAAGAAGATTTTGTTGCTTTAAAAAGTGATGAAATAAAATTAGCAGAAGTTAGCGAAGAAAAAAGAATCTTAATGGGAGCTTTATTAATCCCTAACAAGCCTATATATAGAAGGAGTGGAGAGGATGAATATTATATATACTTCTCCAAAGATACGGTTTTAAAAGCATCCCAAATGTATTTAATGAAAGGCAACCAAAACAATTCAACATTAGAGCATCAATATTCTCTAAATGGTTTGTCTTTAGTAGAAAGTTGGATAGTAGAAGATACTGTTCACGATAAATCCAGGAAGTACGATATGGAAGTTCCTGTAGGCACTTGGATGGGTACTGTAAAAGTAAACAATGAAGATGTTTGGAATGACTATGTAAAGACAGGTAAGGTTAAAGGATTTTCTATAGAAGGTTACTTTGTAGATAAAATGGAAAGACCTAAAGATGCAACTATAAACGACTTAGCTCAGATTGAGGAAGAAGAAGCAAAAGAATTGTTATCTACTATTAGAGGTATTATAAAAGGAGACAAAAGAACTAAGAGTGGAAAGAAGATGGTAATGGAATCTTATACAGACTATCCTGATGCAGTTAAGAATAATGCTAAAAAAGGATTAGAACTGAATGAGAAAGTAAACAATAAATGTGCAACACAAGTTGGTAAGATTAGAGCAACACAACTTGCACAAGGTAAACCAATAAGTAAAGAAACTATTAAAAGAATGTATTCTTATTTGTCAAGAGCAGAAGAATACTTTGAACCAAGTGATAATTCTAAATGTGGAACTATAAGTTTCTACTTATGGGGAGGATTAGCAGCAAAGAGATGGAGTGAATCTAAACTAAAAGAATTAGAGTTAGCTTCTATGAAGATAAATGATGATTATGCTATAATAGATGATAGGTTAGCATACTCCACAAAAGAAAAAGCTATAGAGATGGCTGAAGATATGGGGTGTAACTCTTATCACGAACACGAGTATGAAGGTAAGATATGGTTTATGCCTTGTGAACAACACGAACTTAAAAAACCTTGTCAAGCAGGATATGAGCAGTATGGAATGAAAAGAAAAAATGGAAGATTAGTACCTAACTGCATACCAATTAAATAATTTATGGCTACATTAAGAAACACATCTTATAAAGTACAAGTTGATGTCGATACTGATGCAATAAGAAACGCTTATAAAATAGAAGAAGGAGCATTTGTAACTACAGAAAGTGGAGTATATACAGTTTATGAGGGAGAATGGATTAAGCTACACCCACAAGCAGGTTTAGGAACTAATGTAGGATGGGCTAGATACATAGATAGCGAATATACAGCAGCATCACCATTAAGTTTAGCAGATGGTATTTCTACGTTACTTCCTAATAATAAAGGAACTGTAATTAGAAGCGATTCGTCTGTTGAATATTATGAGAATGATTCAAATCAAAAAATAATAGGAGACCATTTAAACGACGTTTATATAATAACAATAGAATTTAAAGCACAAACTCCAAATGCAAATCAAACATATTTAGATTTGTCAATTCAAAATGGAGGAGGTGTTATTGAGAATCTTGATATTGCTTTAGCTTATATTAAAGGAAATGCAACGACACAAGTGTTTCATAATGTATTTCAATATTATATAGACCAAAACTTTCTTGATAATGGAGCGTCTATCTATATAGAATCAAACGGAAGTACTTCTACTGTTTGGGACATAGAATACTTTATACAAAAAACACAAAACTATGCGTAATAAATATGAAGATACTACATATAATGTAAGTCCACAAGGAGGAAACAGAGCTTGTCTTTGTTGGGATAAAGAAACCTATAGTATTAAATGCTGTGATGGTTCATTACACGCACAAGGTATAGGAAGTATAAATAGAAACTCTTAAAAATGCAAAATAATTAACTAAATACGATATATTAATATGAAACCTATGGAAATGTTAAATCAAATCAAAAGCGTCTTGGGTGTAGAATTATCTACTGAAGAAAAGATAGAACTTGCTCAAGCTAAATTAGAAAATGGTACTGTTTTAGAAGCAGAATCATTCGAGTCAGGACAAGAAGTATTTATCTTAACTGACGATGAAAAAGTAGCTTTACCTATTGGAGAGTACGAAATGGAAGATGGTAAAATCTTAGTAATAGCAGAAGATGGTATTATTTCAGAAATCAAAGAAGGTGGAGAAGAAGAAGTTGTGGAAGAAGAAGAAGAAGTAGAAGAAGTAGAAGAAGAATTAAAAAAAGAAGACAAGTACGCAACTAAACAAGAACTTGCTGAAATCAAATCTATGGTAGAAGAAATCAAAGAATTGATGAAGGAAGGTAAGAAAGAAGAAATGCAAAAGGAAGAAGAATTAATGTCACATAAATTGACAGAACTTGCTTGTCAAGAAGATGAAGCTCTAAAAGAAGAATTATCTAAACCTGCTTCTGAACCTATCAAGCATTCTCCTGAAGCAAAAGAAGAATTAAACAAAGTTGTTTACTCTCAAAAGAGAAACCTAACAACTAAAGATATAGTATATAGTAAAATAGCAAATTTCAAATAAAAATTAAATTAAATTAAATTATGGCAACTACAGTTTCAATTACAAGTACATATGCAGGTGAGTTTTCAGGGAAGTATATTTCTGCTGCTCTATTAAGTTCTCCTACATTAGAAAAAGGAAACATCGAAATTAAACCTAACGTTAAATTTAAAGATGTTATCAAAAAAGTAGCAACTGATGCTAACGTTATTAAAGACGCTTCTTGTGACTTTACTGACACAGCTACTGTTACTTTAACAGAAAGAATCTTACAACCAGAGCAATTCCAAGTAAACCTTGAGCTTTGTAAGCAAGACTTTATCTCAGATTGGGAAGCGATTTCAATGGGATACAGTTCTCTAAATGACCAATTACCTCCAAAGTTTTCTGATTTCTTAATCGGACACGTTGCAGGATTGGTAGCAGAAAAGAATGAGCAAAACATTTGGGGTGGTGTAAACGGAAACGCTGGAGAATTTGATGGAATCACAGTATTAGCAGCAGCAGACGCAGACGTTAACGATGCAGCTAACGGTGGTGAAACTGCTTTCAGTTCAACTAACATAATCAGTCTTTTAGAAAATGTAGTAGATTCTTTACCTTCTGCAGTTTATGGAAAAGAAGATTTAAAAATCTATGTTCCTACAATAGCTTGGCAATCATACATCAGACAATTAGGAGGATATGCTGCTAATGGTGTTGGTGGTTCAGGTGTTGATGCAAGAGGTGGTTTATGGTACAATCAAGGTAATGCACTTTCTTTCGATGGAATCGAAGTTGTATTAGCTCCAGGTATGCCAACTAATCACATCGTTGCAGGACAAAAATCTAACATTTACTTTGGTACAGGTCTTTTATCTGACCACAACGAAGTTAAGTTATTAGATATGGCTGACCTAGATGGTTCTCAAAACGTAAGAGTAGTAATGAGATTCTCAGCAGGTGTACAATATGGAATAGGAAGTGACCTATCTTTATTGACATTAGCTTAATAAATTGTTTAACATAGAAGGGTAGGTGGGGTATATGCCTACTTACCCTTTCTTATAAAAATTATAATAATATGGCTTGTACATTAACAACAGGAAGAAATATACCTTGTAAATCTTCAGTAGGTGGACTTAAAACAGTTTACTTTGCAGATTATGGTCTTACTGTTACTGATAATGCCACAGATGCAGAAAAAGTAGATATAGGAGGAACTCCTGACTTTTTTCAATACGACCTTAAAGGAAGTTCATCTATGGAAACTGCAGTAAACAGTTCAAGAGAAAACGGTACTACTTTCTTTGAATCAACTTTAAATATTTCATTACAACTATTAGATAGTAAAACACAAGAAGAATTAAAAATTATAGCTTTAGGAAGACCACAAATCGTTGTAGAGGATTATAATGGAAACTTCTTCTTATTAGGTAGAGAACACGGATGTGAAGTATCTGGTGGCTCATTTACAACAGGTGCAGCTATGGGAGATGCTTCGTCATTCTCTTTAACGCTAACTGCTCAAGAAGTATCAGCTCCTGCATTCCTTGCAGATTCAACTGATGTAACTGACAATGTGAATGTAGCTAAGATTTCACCTGCTACTCCTAATAACGGATAATAAATC